TGAGCGCTCTGGAGCGTGTTCCTGAGATGCTCGGCCGCGGATTCCGCCGCCTTGAGAGCAACATCATCTGGGGTCTGATCACCGGCAACGCCGTGACCAGCGTGGACAGCGTGGCGTTGTTCAATGCAGCCCACAACAACATGGGCGGCTCCACCGGCCTGGCGATTACCACCAGCGGGTTCAACACCGCGAAGAAGGCCATGCGCAAGCAGACCGACCTGGCTGGCAACACCATCAACCTCACGCCTTCCTATCTAATGGTGCCCTCGGATCTGGAGAGCACCGCTCTGCAGTTCCTGTTCCCGTCCGGTTTCGCACCTTCCGCCCGCACCGGCGACAACGGCCCTGTGGTGAATGCCCAGACCGCCAACATGGAGCTGATCGTTGAGCCTCGCCTCGACGGTAATGCCGATGTGTGGTATCTGGCCGTGAGCCCCGGCGCTGTGGAGGGCATCGTGTACGGCTACCTGGCCGGCGAGGAAGGCCCCACGGTGACGACCACCGAGAAGCGCGACCCCGATGGTGTGGAACTGCTGGCCCGATTTGACTTCGGCGCTGCGGTGAAGGACTTCCGCGGGTTCTACCGCTCCAAGAACGTCTGATTCCATTTCTAACCCCATTGCATTAATTCCATGAAGAACTACGTCCAAGACGGCAAGTACATCGAGTTCACCGCCGGCGCCACCATCACCAGCGGCCAGCTGGTGCAGGTGGGTGATCTCCACGGCGTGGCCGTGACCGACGTGGCCAATGGCGCCACCGGCACCCTGGCCCTGGAGGGTGTGTTCACCCTGCCCAAGCTCACCGCCGCGTCTGGCGATGCCACCACCGCCGGCGGCCCGGTGTATTTCAGCTCCGGCAGCGTGTCCGGTACTGACAGCTCCGGCAGCCGCAAGAAGGTGGGCTATGCGCTGGCTGTCGCTGCTCAGGCGGCGACGACAGTGCGGGTGTTGCTTGACAACTGACCAACCCTGGCCCCGCTCAGGCGGGGCCTCTGACTTTCTGACATGGCCAACCCCTGGGACAGGTTGCATCTGCGGATGTGGGAGGCCACATCCAGGCGGCTGGGCCGAGTGGTGGTTGAGTTCGGCGCGGTAAGCACCTTCGGCATGTTTGACCGGAAGACGGAGATCACGCTGGATGAACAGGTGCTGAGCCTGGAGAACGCCCTGACCATCAAAACCTCCGAGCTGGGCAGCCTGGCCTACGGCGACCAGGTGACCGTGGACGGCGGGCTGTACAAGGTGCGGCACGAGCCGATGCGGATGGCTGACGGGCTGCTGTCGATCGTGCTGCTGGAGAAGATTGAGGCCGTCTTTACGGTGTACTTGGAAGGCGTTTTTGAGGCCGGGGTGTTCGCATGACGCTGAATCTGACCCGGCGACTGGTCAAGGGCACGCCGCTTACGGCGGCGGAGCATGATGGCAACCTAGACAAGCTGGAGGATGGGATTGAGGCGGCTGGCACAGACCTGAGTTACACCGCCGCCACCCGGACGCTGGCGAGCTCCACAGGTGCTGATGTGGCGCTGCCCGTGGCAACCACCAGTGCGGCCGGCCTAATGGCCTCAGCCGACAAAGCAAAGCTTGACGGGATTGAGGCTGGCGCCCAGGAAAATGTGGGCACAGATCTGAGCTACACCGCCTCCAGCAGGCTGCTTGCCAGCAGCACAGGGGCGGATGTGACGCTGCCTCAAGCCACTACCACTCTGGCGGGCCTGCAGAGTGCTGCGGACAAGACCAAGCTCGACAGCATCGCGGTCGATTCAGCCACGCTGGTGCGCAAGTATGTGCGCAATAACTCCGGTGTTCTGATCCCGAAAGGCGCGGCGGTCTACCAGACCGGCAGCAGCGGCACCACCCTCACAGTGGCGCTGGCTGACGCGAGCACAGAGGCGACGACGTCACAGACGCTCGGCCTGGCGCAGGAAGAGATCGGAATCAACGCCAACGGATATGTCGTAGCAGTGGGCCTGCTGGACGGAATCAGCACCGCAACGCTCACTGAGGGGCAGATCGTTTGGCTGAGCGAAACTGCCGGTCAGCTAACGACCACCCGCCCAACCCAGCCGGCGCATGGCGTGGTGTGCGGCTACTGCGTGAAGCAGGCAGCCGGCGCCGCAGGGATCCTCTACGTCAAGGTGGACAACGGCCTTGAGCTGGCCGAGCTGCATGATGTGCTGCTGAGTGGCGCCACCACCGGGCAGGTGCTCCGGCTGGCATCAGATGGGCTGTGGAAAAATCAAAACTTGCCGGATGACGTGATCGTGATCCCGGTAGGCGATGAGTCCACCGCCCTCACCACCGGCACCAACAGGATTCGATTCAGGATGCCGTTTGCTGCCACGCTGCTGGCGGTGCGGGCCAATGTGAACACAGCGCCGACCGGCAGCACGCTGATCGTGGACGTGAACGAGGCAGGCGCCAGCGTGCTGGGCACGAAACTCAGCATCGACGCCACCGAGTTCAGCAGCACCACCGCGGCCAGCGCCGCAACGATCACGGATTCCAGCCTGGCGGACGACGCCGAGATCAGCATCGATATTGACCAGATCGGTAGCACGGTGGCCGGTGCGGGCTTGAAGGTTTCGCTGTTCGTGCGGAGGGCCTGATGAGAAACCTCGTCCTGTTCGACACCCAGACCGCTCAGGTTCGGGATTACCCCAGAGCGGATGATCAGCCGGTCGAGCAGCTCGACCCCCGCTACGCAGTGCTCCGTGTGGTGCGCGAGGCTCCCCCTGAGCCCGGCGCCGGCCAGCAGGTCAGCCAGACCCGCACGGTGGACCTGGAGGCTGGCGAATGGCGATGGGGCTGGAGCGTGGTGGACACCCCGGAGCCTGCGCCAATTGCTGACTGGAGGACGTTTAAGCGCACTCTGCTGAGCCACCCCGCCATCAATGCGTTGCTGGGCGGCGGGCTGAGCACAGCCCCGGCTGCAGCGCTCAGCCTGCCTGCCACCCTGCTTACCGCTGCCGGCGGCGGTGACGTGGACGATTTTCGAGCGGCCTGGCTGAGCCTACGCCGGCTGGGGCTGGTGTCCGCCGAGCTGCTGCAGGAGGTTCGCGGGCTGGCGATAGCCCTCCACCTGCCCGATGGATTCGTGGCTGCACTGGGCGGCTCCCTGCGGCCTGCCGCCGCGAGCGCGGGTCAGGAGTGGGTGGACGCTGCCGGCGATCTGTGGGTGGTGACGCAAGCCCGTGGCGAGGGCGGGCAGTTCCTGTCGGATGATCCCGCGACGCCTGAACAGGAATCGCTGATCTGGGAGAGGGTGGACTGATGGCGATTATCTGGGTTGGAACGGGGAGGTTTAGCGCCTACATCGGCCCTGTTCAGGACTACATCGACCGGGTGGTTGCTGCTGACGTAGCAGCGGGCAACACGCTGGGTCTAGAGGTTGGCGTGCGTGACGCCTACGACGTGTTCATCCGCGACTCGATCAACGTTGGCGACCTAGGCACCAGCGGCGGCGTGCTGAGCCAAGCCAACAGCATCATCAAGGCCGCGCCGATCATGGCCGGTGCCCGCACGCTGGCTGGTGCGTTGGTGCCGTTGGTGGGGGCGGCGCCGACTCGGTTTGGCACGGAAGGCGGATGGAACTACAACCGAAGGACGGGGACGGCGGGAAACGGAACAGATAATTATCTGAACAGCAACAGGAATAACAATGCTGACCCGCAGAATAATCGCCACGCTTGCGTATATGCGAGCCTAGCCGCATTAACGTCTCAATTATTTTTGGGTGGTAGATCTACTGTGTCTTTTGCGGGTACATCAACTTTAGGATTTACGGGCACGGCTGGCCGATTTAGGAGCCTACCCAGCACAGATACTTTTCAAGATGTCGGCACAGCTTCGCTAAACACGCCGACCCTCATTGGCGCTTCAAGAAGTTCAGGAAGCGAGTACACTGCTCGCATATCTGGTTCCAACGCAATAACTGCATCAGCTTCTACGACTGCTGACAACATAACAAATTGGGTATTTGCTCTAAATAACCAAGGATCCCCCGCTGCTTTCTCAAACGCCCGCCTAGCCTTCTACAGCATCGGCGAATCCCTAAACCTCGCCCTGCTCGACGCCCGCGTGACCGCTCTGATCAACGCCATCGCGGCGGCGATCCCATGACCACCACCAAACGCGAACAAATCCTCGCCCACATCGACACCACCCTGGCGGCCACCAGCGGCGTGAGCGGGCGGGTGTATCGAAGCCGCCAAGAGGCTTTCAGCCGCAGCGAATCGCCGTCGGTGATCGTTGAGCCCGGCCCTGAGTCATCCGGTCCCGAGGCCGTCAGCACCTGCAAAATCGACCACACCCTGACGCTGGTGGTCGCCGTCTACGCTCGTGGCCTGATCCCTGACCAGGTGGCGGATCCCGTCGTGCAGTCCGTTCACAGCCTCCTAATGGCCGATCGCAGCCTAGGTGGGCTGGCGATGGACATCTGGCCCCTAAGCCGCAACCCGGGGTTCGATGCCGCCGATGGCGCCGCTGTGGTGGAGGTGCTGTCGTACCGGATCCGCTACCGCACCAGCGTGACGGATCTCAGCGTGGGCGCTCCATAGGCTGCAACTACGGAACCTCACCCCTCCGCATGGCGCGATCCAAACCTGAGCCTGACCCCCGGCCGACCGATGGCGGCAGCTATCTGCTGGACGAGGCCACCGGCAAGTGGATCGACCAGGACTGCAAGCCCGCTGAGTGCGTGATGCCCACCCCTGCCCCCGCTCCGAGCAATGACGAAATCGACGCATAGGCGCCTTCTGCTGGCGGCAGTGGAGGCGAGCTACGGCACCTTCGAGACGGTCGCCGGCACCGATGCCCTGTTGGTGCAGAACCTGGACTGTCAGCCCCTTGACGCAGGCCTGATCGATCGCGAGCTGGTGCTGCCGTATTTCGGCAACCGGCCCAAGATCGTCGGCCAGCGGGTGGGCACGGTCACCTTTGACGTGGAACTGGCGGGATCGGGCACGGCCGGCACTGCCCCTCGCTGGGGCCGGCTGCTGCGGGCCTGCGGGTTCGGTGAGACGGTGGTGGCCACCACCTCAGTGACCTACGCCCCGGCGATGACCGGGATCGTTGGCGTGTCGTTCGACTTCAACAACGACGGCAACCGCCACCGCCTGAAGGGCTGCCGTGGCAACGCCACCTTCAACCTGGCGGCCGGCGAGATTCCCAGGATCAGCTTCGAGTTCTTCGGTGAGTACGTGGCTGCCGCCACCGAGGCCCAGCTGACCCCGACCTTCGCCAATCAGGCGACGCCGGTGATCGTCAACAACGCCAACACCACCAGCGTGAACATCCTGGGCCTGACCACGGCCTGCATGGAATCCTTCACCCTGAACCTGGGCAACGAGATCCCCCTCCGTCAGCTGGCGGGCTGCACGCAGCAGTACCCGATCACCAACCGCCTGCCCTCTGGCGAAGCGGTGATTGAGGCCCCGGTGATCGGCTCCGGTTCTGGCGAGAAGGACTACTTCGCCCAGGTGATCAGCCAGGCCACCGGCACCATCGCCTGGCAGCACGGCCAGACCGCAGGGAACATCGTGACCCTGAGCATGGGCCAGTGCAACATCGATTCCCCGACCTACGCAGACAGCGACGGGATTCAGATGCTCAACGTGCCCTACATGGCGCAGGCGACTGCAGCCAACAACGAGATGAGCCTGGTGCTCACCTGATTTCCTCCACCACTCACTGAACACCCATGTCCTTCGTTCTGAAGCAGTCGGCCAGCTACACCTGGCCGGTCCCCCTGCTAATCCCGGTTGATGGCGGCCGGCGCGAAAAGCACTCGTTCGATGCTGAGTTCAAGCGGCTGCCCCAGAGCCGAATCAACGAGATCGCCAAGCTGGCCCGGGCCACCGAACTGGGCCGCGCCGGTGATGATGAGCTCCTGGACGACAAGACCGCCGCACGGGAGATCCTGATCGGATGGAGCGGCATCACCGATGACAGCGGCAAGGATGTGCCGTTCTCTGAGGCCGCGCTGGATCAGCTGCTGGAGATCCCCACCATCGCCGGGCAGATCATCAAGGCCTGGTATGGCTCGATGGAGGTGGCCAAGAAGGGAAACTGACCGGCGCCGTCGATCACTGGTGGCACGGTGACGGCGGCGCCAATGATGATCTGCTGGCGGACCTGAAGGCCTACGGCGCGGACGTGACCTGCCTGCCAGAGGTGGTGCAGAACCCGAAGCGCTTTGAGGTGTGGCCCGAGCACGAAGATGCCGTCCATCTGTTCCTGCAGTGCCAGACCCAGTGGCGTGTTGGTGGCTCCGGCGTGGTGGGCCTCGACTATGCCGTGGTGTTGCAAATGATGGATCTTTACGCTGTGGGTAACCGGCGCCAGGCTCTGGAGGATCTGCAGATCATGGAGAGCCGCGCCAAGGAACTGATCAACCGGGCGGCCGAGCCGAAGCAGCCGAAAGGGAGGCGCCGCTGATGGCCATGAACATGGAGGCGGTCCTGAGGATCGCGGCGAAGGTTACTGGAGCCAAGGAGATCAGCGGACTTCGGGACAATCTTGACTCTCTGAATCAGTCCAGCGGGTTAGCCAGAAAGACCTTTGCTCAAGCGCCAGAAGAAGCCAAGAAGGGCTGGGTTTCCTCCGCTGTTCAGGTGGCCGGCCTCACTGCGGCAATCGGAACGTCCGTCATGGCGGCGGTCGGGTTTGAGTCCGCCATGGCCGACGTTCGCAAGGTGGTGGACGGGCTGGAGACGCCGGCTGCACTGCAGCAGATCAGCTCCGAGATCTTGGATCTGTCCAGTCAGATGCCCATTGCGGCTGAAGGATTCGCCGAGATCTACGCCGCCGCTGGCGCATCGGGCATTGCCAAAGAAGAGCTTAGAGGCTTTGCCGTCTTGGTGGCACAGGTAGCAACAGCCTTTGAGATGACGGCAGAAGAGGCCGGCCGCTCACTGGCTCAGCTGCGCGTGTCACTGGGACTGTCGAATGAAGAAGTGGCCGAACTGGCCGACATGATGAACTACCTAGAAAACAGCACCGGGGCCTCGGCCTCTCAGCTGGTGGAGTTCATGACCCGCTCCGGCGCCATGGGCCAGATGGCGGGACTGACGGCAGAGCAGACCGCCGCATTTGGCGCGGCGATGACGCAGGCCGGATTCGAGACAGAGGTGGCCGCCACCAGCTTCAACAACATGGTCAAGGCGCTCAGCCGCGGGCCCTCCATGACCGAACGCCAGGTGGATGCCCTGCGCCGGCTGGGCTACAGCATGGCGGACGCCAAGCAGGTCGAATCCGAGCTCACCCGAGAGGCGGAAACCGCCAGCCGCCGGCGTGTGGATGCGGCCAGGTCTCAGAAGGATCAGGTCATCCGCCTGGCCCAGGAGCAAAGCGACCGCCGCATTGAGATCGCCCGCGATGAAACCGATCGGCTGAGCAGGGAGATCAACCGGCGGTACCGCAATGAGCAGCAGGCGCTGCAGGATAACTGGGACGACCAGGCCAAGATTCAAGAGGACCGCCTGCAGGATCGCGCAGACGCGCAGATCAAGGCCCTGCAGCGCCAGGAACGGGCCGAGATCGACTACGTGCAGAAGATCGCTCAGGCTCAGAAAACCGACGCCACAGCCGCTGTGGACCGCATCCGAGACGC